CAAGCGGCACGCAGACGATATAGCCGAAGAAGAAGCCGTGTTAGAAATGTATCGGGAGGCGATAAAGATGCCGACCGGACCTCGCAACCAACCAACCAATGGAGACCAATAACATGTCACGCCACACAGAATACGGTAACAGCCCAGTCGGACGCCTTATCTCAGGCGATCCGTGGACCAAGCAGACCACCGACGCTAACAACCGCCCGATCCCCGAGGACAAACAACCGTTCTGGTTTGCCGTGGCGATTGAAAAGGACGCCCCTGGCATGAATGAGATGCTCGGCCTGATGTTCAAGGCGGCGCAGGCCGGATACGGGCAGGCCCCGCAGATCATGGCACAGATCAACATGGGACTGGCCGCCACGGCGTTTAGCTGGAAGATTGCGGATGGCGACGAAATGCGCGCCAACGCCACGACCGGCGCGCAAGAACCGCGCTGGAAGCACGGGCAGGGTTGCTGGGTTGTGAAGTTTTCGACCACGCTGCCAATTGCCTCTGCAAAGTATCAGGGCGGCGTGCCGACCTATTGCGACCCGAGCGAGATCAAGCGCGGGTATTACGTCACCGTGCCGTTCTCGACATCTGCCAACGGCAACATGGACCACACTGCGGGCGTCTATCTGAACCCCCAGACGGTTTGCCTCGTCGGATTCGGTGCTGAGATTGTCGGCGGCCCATCGCTGGAACAGCAACTCGGCGCAGGACCGGGTGCGTATATGCCCGCAGGCATGACCCAGACACCGCAACTGCCAAGCGGTGCTGCACCGGCACCGGCTGCACCGGCTCCGGCCCCGCCCGGTATGCCCGCACCGGCACCGGCCCCGTCCGGTATGCCCGCCCCCCAGCAGCAGCCCTCTGGTATGCCGACGCCTGCCGCCAGTGGAATGCCTACGGCGACTGGATCCGATGGTGAGCCGCCCGCGTATGGCGGATATATGGCACCCCCCGCAACGGGCGGCGGTATGCCCGGCGCGTAACGGATCACAGGGCGGGCTGTCACGGCCCGCCCTTCACACATGACAGGGAGACTGGCACATGACACAATTCCAACCTGGCGACCGAGTGACCTACGGCCCGACCTGCAACGAATGGACTGTGAACAGAACATATGGGTCCTATGTCGCGATTGTAGGCTGGCCCGAGTCGTACGCACTCGCCAGCGATTGCACGCTGATTTGCGGCTGCACCACAACAGACGAGCGGGAAGCCTGCACCAGAGCGTGCGAAGCGGTGGTGCTGTGACAGAGTGGAATGACTTCCCCTACGATCTGGAATCCTACCCGAACGTATTCAGCGCGGTAATCGTCCACGCGGCCAGCGGCACGGAATGGATTTTTGAGGTGTCTGACCGGGTGAACCAGTCCCGCCAGTTGCTGAATTTCATTCACGCCCTCAGCCAGCATTCCGGCAATCGAATGGTCGGTTATAACAACGTCGGCTATGACTATCCGTTGCTGCACGCTCTGTTGCGCCACGACTCATTTACCGCAGCGGACGCCTACCAAATATCCATGGGCATCATCGAGACGCCATGGAACGACCGGTTCAGGAACACCGTCTGGGCGTCCGACATGATCGTGCCGCAGGTCGATCTGTTCAAGGTCCATCATTTTGACAATCAAGCGCGGCTGACCAGCCTGAAGCAGATCGAGATTGCCTTACATTTGCCGCACGTTGCGGACCTGCCATTCCCGCCCGGCACGGTCCTGACACCTGACCAGATCCCGCAGTTGCTTGGATACAACCGGCACGACGTGGCCGCTACGCTGCAATTCTACCGGCAATCGGCCAGTGCCTTGGCGTTCCGGGATGAAATGTCCGCGGCACTGGACCAAGACCTGACCAACGCCAGCGACAGCAGCATCGGTTCCAAGGTGTTCATCTCCCGCCTGAACCAAGCTCAGCCCGGCATCTGCGGCAAGTCTGGATCGTGGCGGCAAACACCCCGCGCGCGCATCCCGCTGGCGGACTGCATTTTCCCCTACGTGCAATTCCAGACACCTGAGTTCAACCGCGTGCTGGGCTATCTGCGCGCCAAGACGATCACCAAGACAAAGGGCGCGTTCGACGACCTGACGGCCACCTGCCACGGCCTCACGTTTGTGTTCGGGACCGGCGGCATCCACGGTGCGCAGGACGGCACCACCTGGCGCAGCACGCCACCTGCAAGGGTGCTTGTCTGCGGCGGGCGAGATTTTACCGATCAGGCAATGATTGAACGGCAACTGACGGACCTGAAAAACAAGCGTGGCATTGCTACAATAATCCACGGTGCCTCGCGCGGTGCGGATTCACTTGCGGGCGACTTTGCGCGTCGTCACGATATTCCGGTCGAAGTGTTCCCCGCTGATTGGGACACTCACGGGCGCGGCGCGGGCCACATTCGCAATGCGCAAATGCTGAAAGAGGGTTTGCCCGATCTGGTTATGGCATTCCCCGGCGGCAGGGGCACTGCCAACATGGTCAGCATATCCCGCAAGGCCGGCATCGAAACCATGGAAGCGCATTGTGCTGTCATTGCTGCGGGCCGGGTTGTGCAGGGCCGGGACGTGCGCAGCTATTATCCAAACCTGGCAATCGCAAACCGTGTTTATCCGGCGCACCTGTCTGACGTGTTCTGTGACATTTACAAGGACGTATATGAACAGCGGATCAGCCTGCCAAAAAGCGACCCGCGCAACAAAGCCCTTAAGCTCGCATTGAACGCGACCTACGGCAACAGTAACAGCAGCTATAGCCCGTTTTACGATCCTCAATATACCATGACAATCACGATCAACGGGCAGCTTTTGTTGTGCATGTTGGCCGAACGGCTGGCCGTCATCCCGTCGCTGGAACTGATCCAGGTCAACACCGATGGAATTGAATATATCGTGGACCGGGACAGGGTGGCAGAGTGCGACGCGGTGTCGGCTGAGTGGGAAAAGCTGACCGGTCTGGAATTGGAGTCCGAGGATTATGCTTCGTTTTTCCAGCGCGATGTAAATAATTATCTTTGCGTGGATTCGCACGGCGGCGTGAAGTGCAAAGGGGCTTTCGAGTATCAACACGGGTTGGGATACGGTGACGGCTGGCACAAAAACCAATCGTGCAAAGTCGTGGCCATGGCGGCCGAAGCGTATCTGGTGCGCGGCGTGCCGGTGGCCGATACCGTGGCGGCCTGCGACAATGCTTTTCACTTCATGCACACGCTGAAGGTCCAGCGCAGCGACCGGGTGATGTTGGGCGGCGATCTGTCAGACTATGACTGCCAATGGACGCCACCAGACGCCAAGGGGCGGCCCGTCAAGCGCAAGATGCACAGCGGCGGGGTGGCACAGCAGCGGACGGGCCGATACTACGTCACAGCGCAGGCTGGCGCGCAGCTGTGGAAGATCATGCCGCCCCTGCCCAAGCTGCCGATGCACGACCGGCCCCAGGCGATTGCCAAAGGCGAGACAGTGCTGATGTGCAATGATCTGCACGACTTTGACTGGGCATTGCTGGACCGTGATTATTATGCGCGGGCCGCTCGGGATCTGGTGGACAGCACCGGCGGGTGACGGGAGGAACACCCGCCGGGCTTGGAGACACCACACAACACGGACACTGTGCATTATTTTCGGCATCTGTGCAATGGGGTGTTGACATGGTAGGTAATAGTGGATAATAAGGATGTATAGACACACCAACCGGGAGACAACGACAATGGCAAGCGCAAAAACAGAAGCAATGATCGTCACCATGGTAGCACACGCCCGCAACGGATTTGAGGTTATCCCGATGTTCTTCCAGCCCTGCCGGGGAACGAGCAACACCGTTTCCGCCGCCGTTCGTTTGGCAAAGGTTCGCGGCCTGCTGGTCGAATGCGGTTTGGACGGATCTGGAAAGCCCAAGTATGCCGCGCCCGTCAAGGTTGCCACCCACGCCGCACCGGCCCTCATGCAGTAACCTCAATCCCCGGCGCGTGGCCGGGGAACACCGCCAACCGGAGCCACCGACATGGAAAATATCTACGAACAGAACGGATATGACACGCGCGCCGAATATCTGAAATACCTTGCCGCCGATCATGGGATTGATCTGAACATCGTTCTGAACCTTGCCGAATTGCTCGGCCCGAATGAGGACTTTGACGGGTTGGTGACGACGATTCAGGATTACTCGGAATGAACAGCCCCTGCGCCGCCCACGGCTGGACTTCTTACCGCTACGCAGGACGCCTTGAACGAGGCGGACCGGTCCCTGACCCAAGGCGCGGCCACGGTTGACGGAACGCCCTGACAGGGTTTTATGAGAAGGTGACGGAATGACCCTCAGCAAATTCCGCAGCAAACTCTACGCGCTGGCCAAGATCCTTGGGGACGTGCAGGCTGTAACGCACAAAAACCCCGCCAAGGCCATCCCTAAGCGCATCGGCCGCCGTATCGCCGGGAAGATCACGGGCCGGATTATGGGCTCTATATTTCCACCAACCAGATAGGAGACTGAGACAATGACCCCACGAAACGAAGCGCGCGCTTACCGCATCTGGGCTTTGGGAAACGCGCTAAAATGGGAATGCACCCAAGAGGAAATTGCCGACGAGTTGGGGCTGCACAGAAAAACGGTTTGGAGAATATGCAAGGCAAAAGGGTGGAAAACTTCAGGCGCCGTGATGGGCGACCCAAACCGACCCGGTGTGGACCAACTCATGAACAATCGGTTCATGCAAGGTCGTGAACGCTAAACTAAACCAGATAGGAGACTGAGACATGCACCTTTACCATCTATGCTACAACGCGCGCCGGATGGACCGGCACAGTGAAGCGGAATTGTGGGCGCGGTTCAAAGCGGTCCGGCCCCAGGACGCTTGCGCTGTCACACCGGCCCGACCTGCACCGCATCCGATGCCTGAACAAATCGACGCAGCGCTTGAATGGGCGCGCGAATACCTGTCGACACGATAGGTAATAGATGGTAATAAGGATGCAGGGAGACAAACCAACCGGCAAGGAGCCAGACAATGACAAACGCAACAGACCGCAAAACAATGCTGCAAAATGAAATCAGCAAGATCGCTGGGTGTAATGTTGAAATTACAATCCGCGGTGATCGTAAATTTACATTTAGCACAGACCGCGTTGACCAAGACCTTGAGTTTCACCTCACATCATACTTTGGAAAAGCAATGGTTCTGGACGGCGAATCTGCGATTGATGATTGCGGAACGTTTGTCTACATGCGCGCAGCCTGACACACACGGGCGGGCGCTTAACAGCCCCGCCCACCACCAACCCAACCGGAGCCACCAACATGAAAACCATCACACCTACACTGACCCCAACGACGTTTTTCCTGCCCGCCGATG